CTCAGCTCGAAAGAGCTCCCATCGGCTGTCCTACTTCATACTTGACTTCATGGTCTCCGTATTTCTTATCAGAAAGACGGTAAACACGTGAAACAAGTAAATCTTTCCAAGCTTCTGCGGCTTCTTGTCCGATAAGGACAGACAAGATAGAAACCTGTAGAGATATAGGTAACCGATCGGTCGCTGCAGACAGATCATATCCAAATGATCTTCCATATTTTTCAGCAAGAAGTTGAGCACGTTTTACGGCTGCTCCTTGATCAAATGTGGCGTCATTCGGAAGAGATCGTAGAAAAGCGAATATCATCTCATGTAATGGCTTAAGACACGATTGTGTCCAGACATCAACAAGAGCAAATACTCTAACTTTTCCTGCTGCCTCTTCTTTGATGGCCAGTTGCCCCATTGAATAATAATCCTTCTCAGTTGAGTGACCTTTAGTATAAGGATTTTCTTGAATCAATTTAAACATTAAAAAAAGTTTATCTTGACCAATAGATCCTAAAAACTTAAGTAAGGGGAGATCTAAACCTTTGTCCACTAATAAGTGAACATCAGTTATAAGACCTCTCCAGGAACTCTTCCAAGTTGGAGATGATTTTTCAATGGGCAGTAAGCCAAACTCTTTAGATAAAATGCTTCTATCAAAACGGAAAGAATTTCTCAAAGTAATAACTTTAAGATCTCCAATCCCTCGTGATATTGCATTTAAATCTGCAGAGCAAGGTTCCGTTATGGTGCTTAATTTAAGAGTACCAGGTACTTTAATGACACGATATAGACTAAGTAATGAAAGTCACAATCGTATCTTATATGTATTCCCAGATAATATAGCTCTTCGATCACTCAACGGTATAAACCGAGGTAATCGAGAAGTTGTAAATCTAGGTAACGGAAGATCAGGCTCAAGGTCCCTAGGGCCCTTGATCCTGTCCTTACTTATCGCCTTTAGTACCGCTAGATGACCGGACTTTAGATATTTCACTGTGAAAACTGCTCCATGATGTTTTTTCATCTGAAGCAAGTATCCAGCAAAATTTTTAAGGTTACGGAGTTCTTTAAAGAGGCTTACCTTACCATCAGTACAGGCGGAGATTACTCTCCATCCAATACTGTGGCAAAGTCTAAGCAATTCGAAGGAATTACCTAGCGAAACCATAGGTTCGTGCACAATATTATCTTTAAAAGCATTCTTTCAAGAGAACATTAATGTATTTTTATTTGAGATGTTATTTTTCATCTTATTT